AATCGTGCGCTGTGCCAGTGTTTCGCTATCGCCGTAGTCGATGAAATCGCTTGGCAAATCGCGGAATGACGCAAGTGCCTTCGTATCACTGACCAGGTTACTGGCGATGGTTGCCACATACGGCCCCATATTGGTCGGGTGCTGTTTCAGCACATCGTAAGCCGCACTGTAGGGATTAGTTGTATTAGCGATAGAAGCCGCCTGCCCCAGATAGTGGCTGATGGTCGCGGTTGAGCCATCACGCAAGGGGTACAATTGCCCATCGGTTGCGCCATTAGCAAGTCCCTGGATGACCAGCGTGCCAACATCGTCGCTATCATCGGCATAATTCCATGAGGCGCTGGCAAGAACCGCCGCCAGAAATGTGCGGATTTCCCAATAGTTGAATGCCTGCAAGACCTGTAGTGTCTCATCACTGATTTCTTGCAAGGTCTGGGCAGCTTCAGCCCACATATTCATTCCGACACTGTCGCCGATGATTTGCAGAGGCAGCGCTACGTCATATTCCAGTCCGCTGCGTTGCGGTTTAGGCGCGGCATTTTCGGTCAGAGATTGCACCCGTCGCCCGCCACCCACACGATAACGGCGCTTGAACCACGAAACCCGCATCTGCACGGTGCCATAAATCGCATTCACCACGTCTTGATGAATTTGCGCGGAAAGGCGAATCGCATCACTCACCGTATCCGCCCCGATATCCAGTATCCGTCTGTTCATCACATCTTCGAGATTATAAAATCCCGGGGCTAACCCATTCGGAACGGCCATTAGCTCACCTCTTTCTTAATCCGCAGCGCCTTGTAGACGGTGCCTTGATTGCGAACCGCTTCCACGCGCCCGACGATGGTACTCACCGTGCCAGCAGCATCGGCCAGCTTTTTGTCGGTATCACTGAGATACACCAAATCGCCATACGCCAGCGCTGCCAGTGCTGTGCCTAGTGTGACCAGACAATCATTGCCTGCGACTGTCACCACGGGGCCGGCATCAACATCCAGCACCACGCCTTCCCAATTGTTTTCGGTAGTGCCTGTCGCATTTGCCCCTGTGAGCAACGCGCTGGCATCATTACGTGCGACATCGCCCACCGCCAGTGTTTCGGCAGTCGGCGCAGTATAGAGTTCGCCTTTTTCAATCAGGCGAACCTCACTTACGGTCAAATCAGCCATTTCATCCTCGAATTCGTCTTAGGTATCCTTGTTTAGCGGCTTCCAATGCGTTCTTATCTGGCGCAATAGGTCGCCCGCCTTTGCTACTCGGAACACCCGGTACACTGGCGCTGAACAAATGCGGTTTGGCGGTCTTTACCCCGTCAATTGCTGTTTGTATCGCCTTTTTGTCCGCTGCCCCGTCTTTGTCCACCATCTTCGATAATGCCTCGTTATCCTTCTGCACATTCAGCAGCACATCTTCAACATCGACAGCCCCGGCCTCTTTCGCCAGTTCTTTGATTAAGCTATCTCTGCGGTCTGCGATTTGTTGCAAACGCACGGCCTCAAGTTGCTGCTGCACCTTTTCATTTCTGGCTTTTTCATCGGCCAGTTGTGACGTGAGTTTTTCAACTTCGGATAACTCGGCTTCTTTGCGTTGTTTGGCTTCGGTGAGGATGGACTTCAAACCATCGACACTCTCCACACCCAAATCTTCCAGCAGTCGTTTGCGCTCCGCTTCCCAATCACGTTCCAATCGCGCCTTAAGCTGCGCGGGTGACATCGTAATCAGATCGGGCGCAGGTGTTTCGCCGCCAGCTTGACCCTGTGGCGTAGCAGGTTGTGGTGTTGCTTGTGGTGCTGGTGTTGTGTTGGTTGTGGTTGGTTCGTCACTCATGATAATCTCCATAACTTGACCGGGTATGTACCGTAAGGTTGACAATTAAAAAGCGCCCCGTTATGGAGCGCCGTTTCTTGTAAGAATTACTATATCCCCAGTGCTTCCTGTATCTGGAACGATAATTCCGCACCGAGTAGCGCTGTGGCGAACGATTGCACATCAAAGGCGTTCTGCATGGATGGTGGTTCACCCTCATCTATCAGCACCCGAATGTCGGCGTTGATTGCATCCAAATCGCCCAACGCTGGCACGTTGACACAAATACACTGCGGGTGACTGTCTGCCACGACCCGCGGGGCGCTATCTAGCGGGTAGGGGTCTTTGAGGCGTTCGCCGCCCATGCCTATCGTTGCCAGATTGTCACAAATATCCATTTTCGGGTGACGCGGTGACAACTTCCAATCCATGCCTGCCACATACGGATTAGCCAGCGCCGCGGCAAAACTGGCGTTGGTATGCGCCATGCTGATTTCTGTGCGGGCGAGGCGCATGGCATCAAAACTGGCTGTTACGCCATAAGGGGGCGGATAGGGCCCCGGCGTGGTGATATTGCGTCGCCCCGGCACGAGAAATTGTTCCAATTCCTGCGCCATAGCTACCGCGCTGCGCCCTTGCCGGATGTTGATATCCAGATAATCGCCAAGTTTGCGGCGGGTATTCAGCCCGACTTCCCATATTCGCTGCGATAAGTCCCAACCACGCGGGTCTAGCCATTTGTGAAACGGGTCATATCGCGGGGCGGGACGCAGCCTACCAAGTTGCAACCATGATGCAATATCATCGGGGCGCTTTTGAAACCAGTCGGAATATCCGGTCAAGACATCTACCGTCACACTGATGATATGGCGATTCAGCAGGCGCGGGTATTCCGCCAACGGTGTCATGGAAACGCTATACGGCCCCTGCTGTGGGTCAACATAGAGGCGTAGGGTCAGGGCTTGCGCCTCATTCTGCACAGACTGTAGCCGTTGCAAGGGAATCCGGCCATTGCCATCGGCGGCGGCTGTGAGCAATTGCCCGATTTGTGCTGCGAGCAGTAGTGCCAGTGCTTTGTAATCGCGGACAAAGCCCGCCTGTGCCTTACGCAGCCCGCGTTCCGTTGCCAGCGCCATTGCCGTTCCCGTTGGTTATCAATTCAGTCTCTTGACCCATGCGCGTGATTGTGTTGGCTATCTGTTGTTCACGTTCAGCCTCTTGCTCAGCCTTTTCCGCTTCCCATTCGCCGATTTCATCCTCACTGATATTCAATTCGCGCCAGATAGCGCGTTGCGGGGCGCTGGATTGCATCAGTAAATCAATCCGTTCGCGTTTGCTCAACTCATCATTGAATATCGGGCGCGGCTTGAGATAAAAACCCAAGTCGCCGCGTTCGTAACTGCGTTCATTGAACTGTGTGAAATTGTTGTAACGTCCGATAGCACCCATGGACATAGCCATTTGTGAAGCGCGTATCAATGGGTCATCATAATTGCCCATCACGCCTTCAATCCGGCTGGCGGCATCATCGAACATATTGCGAATAGCGACACCGGATGTATTTTTGGCTTCTTTGACTTTGTGCAGGCTGAGTTCTGGCATATCTTTTTCGAGTTCGGCAATTTCGTCGGCAATGACCTGTGCGCTATCGGCAATATTGATATTGGCAACCAACGGGTGCGGTTGGCTGTCGGCGGGCCCATGCAGCGTTGTCACCTGCTCACGGGTCGTATCGACTGCCAGATTATCATTTTTGCCAACCCCGGCCAGATACCAAATTGGGTTAATCACCTTGCTAATCTGGTCATGCAAGATAGAGGCTAGATGGTTGATTTCGTCAATTTTTGCTTTGCTGGCATTGAATGGGGCTGCCCCGTACAAAAATCCCTCACTGCTATGTAACGCATGGGTCACGGGGACAAAACCATAAATATTATCCCACGATGAGACCAACTCGCCCGATGGGAGTTCGTAGAAGGCGAATTCTGAGCCGTTTTTGTAGGTTGTGAAACGCTCTGCTGTAATGACTTCGGTATAGGTATAGGTATTCTGGTCATTGAACGGGACAGAATTGGGGCGAATCATCATTTGCTCATTGTCTACCCGTTCGTATTCAATATGAATTTCCTTGATATTACCTGCTTCATCCTTGAGCAAATGTTTCACATATTGCGGTTGTAGTACCTCAAGCCGCACCTGTCGGCGCACGCGGTCATCAATGACCTTGATAAAACTATCGCCAAACTTGGCACCATTGGTCACATAGAGCGCTTTTTCCGCGTTCCAATTTGACCATATCAGCAGTTGGCGCATGGCATCAATAATCGGGTCATCGGCTACCAATGGTATCGCGCCCGTGGTTAAGGTTTCGAGATTGATAGCACCGGGATAGATTTTGTCGCGGTAGATTTGCACCTGTCGCGCTACTGGATTTTTGATACCACGAATGTATTTGTACAAGCCCTGTTCATGCTTGAAGCGGGCGGCATAGGCATTGATGCTGTCATACACCATATTGGCATAGTAGGATTCGTTAAACCAATACCGTATCTGGCGTGAATGGTAATTATCCCATGCCCATTGTTCTAATGGATATTGCGCCTGTTTCCAATCGGCAACCGCGGAAGATAGGCCAACCATCAGCGCATTCCAACCGCGTTGTAACGTCGTGTACCATGACACAAAGGCTTATCCTAATCCTTGTCCCCGAATTGGCGGGCATAAATTCGTAAGACGCTATTCCCGGTCTGCGCCCCGGCTACGAATTTGACATATCGCGCCCAGCGCATTGACCATGAAGGGGCAACTTCTACATATTCACTTAAAGCAATCGGCACGGCACGCACAATGCCCAATTCGTCACTCACTGCCAATAGAGCGCTATCACTGACCCCGGTCTGGATAGCCAGACTGGTGCCATCAAAGGCCGCGTCTGTCGAAATGCCGATGATGTCATAATCCAGTGTATCAATGATATCGGTATCTGTTTGGCCGCCTGGAATGGTCGTATCCAGATAATATTTGTGGCTGTACGAGCTGCTGTGCTGCTTAGTCCAGTTGGCGATAGTTGCCATCAAACACCTCGATAATCGTGGTAGAATTGCGTTGTGTTGGAATATTCCAGTATCGGGCTATTCACAAGCATCTCATAGGCACCGGATAGCGCGTCGATCTGGTCATCGTGTGCGCCCATCGGGAATACCGCCATTTCATCCAATAATGCCCTATTCCATATCCCGCGTAGCATCTTGACCTTGCCGGCATTCACCCGGCTGGCGAAGGGCTGCGCCCGTGTGTATTTGTCGCCTACCGGGGCCTTGGCATCCAGTGTATAGCCTCGTAGTTCAGGGCGGCGTAACAAATAATCCAATTGCACAATGCCCGCTTTTTCAGCTTCCATGCGAATTCGTATCCCCCGCCCGTCTATGGCCGCGTTCTGGATAATATCGGCCTCGACATCGGGCATGACCTTTTGCACGCGGTACATATCCAGAATGACCAGTGTTTCGTCACGCAATACACCAAGTTTCGGCGCAGCCGTGTAATCGCTATGTTTCTTGGCCGTCACCGCAAGGTCATAGAAGCGCACGATTTCAGTGCATTCCGGGATGTGGTCAATGATTTCGATTTTGCCTGTATCGAATAACCCGCCTTTCGAGGGTAGGGGAGACTGCTGGTACACCGAATTAAAGGCATATTCCCCCATTTTTTCACGGCGGTCTTCGAGTACCGATAACGGATAACGTTCCGGCCATAAGGCAGTGCCACTTTCGCGTCCTATTGCATCATCATCCCCGGCTATCGCTGGTAAACTTAGTATGTGCCACTTATCAGGCTCATTATCCAGTAGATACCCGGCTAAATCAGCGGCATGCCAGCGCGTCATCATAAGGACAATTGCGCCCCCGGGTTCCTCAACGCGGGTAAGCAGGTCATTGGTATACCAGTCAATTGCACGCTCTCTATAAACTTCGCTCTCCGCTACAGCCCGCGATTTAACCACATCATCAATAATCGCCAGTTTTGCGCCGTGTCCGGTGATTCCACCGCCAACCCCCGCAGCAATCACACCACCATCCGCGGTAGTATCCCACTCGCTTTTAGAGGCCGTGTCTTCACTAATCTGCACATACGGAAATTGTTGTTGGTAAGTATCCAGTTGAATGAGATTGCGGACACTGCGGCTGTTACGCGCTGCCAGCAGTGCGCCATAACTTGCCATGATTATGGAGATAGCCGGATTACACGCCAGCAGCCACGGCGGGAATAGGCGCGATACAGACCGTGTTTTACCATGCCGGGGCGGCATGAATATCATGGCCTGCTTGATACCCCGTTGGCCGTCGCTCAATACGTATTCGGCAACTTGGGTTAAAACCGCGTCTAAGGCGGCTTGATGTGCGACGTGCTGGTATCCCGGCCAAAAGGTATGTTTGAATTCAGTGAAGGTCGGTATAACGGGCTGCGCGTCTATCGTCGATGGCAACAGGTCATCGACGAATAATTTAACGGTCTGCATTTACTTTCTTTTTCGCCCGCTGAATGATTTCATTGAACACTGTAGCGGGGTCTTGACCTAATGCTTGTAGAGCGTCAACTACTTGCACCACAAGATTAACATCAATCTGAATTTTCTCAGTGAGCAAGCCGTGATGCCTTGCCAATGTGTTTAACGCCGCCTGTTTATCATATAACTCAAAACTGATTGTGCCTTTGCCATACGTGATTTTCTTGAGGAGGTGTAGTTTACCTGCTTTCTTCGCTTTCTCGAAGTCGATAATCGGTAAACCGTTCACCACGTCTACGAAATTGGATATGTCACTACGCGCAATATCGGATAAGCCGACGATTGCTTCATCGGCTGATACTTTCATCTCGGATAAACGTTGTGCAATAACCTCAGAAATGTCAACCTTTGTCAACAGGCGACTACCTTGCTGCCGCGCTGTCTTCTCAGAATATCCTGCTTTGATAGCAGCGTCAGTCGCATTCCAGCTTTTGAGGTATTCAATTATGAATGATTGCTGCTTGCGAGATAGGTTTGTCATCGGTGAACCACTTACACCTCGTAATCGGTCACATCGCTGAGGAGGTTCTCGTCAGCGTTAAGATTTGTTACAGGTAATGGCAAGTGGCGCTCTGTCCACACGAACAACGGCAACCCGATAGCCAATAGCACAATCGCCCGCAGGTCAAAGAGCATTAGCACGAAGCCGACAAGACAGAGTAGCGCGGCAAAGGCGTTCAGGGCTTTCAATTGTACCTCATGATAGTAGACAGGCGGGCAACCCGACATCCGATTTGGAGCTTTTGTAGTTCAATCACCCTATAAACCATACAAACGTTGCCCGCCATCGTCACGAATTAGAGTGTACCTGGATTACTTTTGAGTGGGGTCGGGCGGATTTGCACCGCCACACTGCCCGCGTGTATTGCATCAACCCGCAACGGCTATGCACCATCACATCGGGCTAGGCTGTAGGTCGTTGCGTCGCTACAGCAGTCGTTACCTGAGTGTCTCTCATGACCCCCGCTGGCGGGGCTGTCAGACCCCGCCATGACAAACACTACTACCGCCGCCAGATCGGGGGAGACACGGGGATGGGCGGTAGGCGATGCACCCGGACGGGAATCGAACCCGCGTCACCTGTACCGTGCGCTACAGGCTAAGACCCTGCAATTTCGGGCGCAAGCATTAACGCAAAAAGGCGCTTCGTGTGGAAGTGCCTCATATCAATTATAACACGGTATTGCGAAAGTCAAGCGGCAATTTCCGCGCAACTATCTTCTATCACCACCTGTCGTATGGCTTCATGCACGACCTGTCGCCTGTGCAGCTTCTCATACAAGCTATCCAGATAGCCGACTTGGCGGATGATGTGGGTCACATTGTCCAGGATTTGTTGGACATGGCGCGGCCCCCAGACCTGCCCATGCAGGCGTTCGGCTACCCAGCCGCAGCGTTGCATTTCGCTGGTGTACATGGGTAGATTGCGACGAGCGTACTTATCAAGGTCATAC